TTCTCATATGATCACGCATACCATTTTCAGACAATGGCCAAGCTTGAAGACCATCGTGTAAAAAATCATTAATAATAAAAAATGTCCAATAATAATCTGAAGTGCCGTATAATTTTTCAGATATAACGTCTGGTCTTAAACCATTTTCAATACGATAATTTTTATACAGAGTAACATCACTTAATATACTAGATTGAGGTCTAATCGATCTAAATATATTAACCATTTGCTGTGATGTGCCGGTACGATTAAAATCATACATAAGTTTTGGAAATTGGCTAAAAAATGGCATATATACTCCTAAAATATGTCTCGTAATGATTTAATTTTATCTTTAATTTTATCTTTAATGCTATCAATTCCTAAATCATTAAAATCTTGATTATCAGAATTGTTTTTATATAATTCTGATCTTGTCATTGCTTTTGTTTCGGTAAATGTTAATGACATATCTACTTCTGATGGAGAACCGTCAGCATGAAACATATTTGATCCAGCATTATATGTTGTAGTAATATTAGCTAAAAAACATTCTTGAATTTGTGGCATGTATATATTTTCTTTATCCCCGTGATAAAATTTAATCTTAAATGTTGGAGGATATTCAAGATATAATCTATTTTTTACTTCTGGATATAATGCGGCTCTAAAAAGATTTTCGATAATAAGCGCTTGTTGAGCTTCTGCCTGCGATTCGGCAACTAGCTTAAATGTAAAGTTAAATGATCTTACAGTAACATTATCAAATTGCAATACTGTATTAGGGTTAAGTGCTTCACCAGCTTGTATTTTTTGCCTAGTAAAAACAGAAGCAGCACCAACTTCATTAAGTACTTTACCCACAGCTTCTTTTGCAACCGCTTCTTTTTCGCCTTTAGATAAAGCACCACCAGTACCGCTTCCAACAATACCTAGATCGACATTACCATAAGCTGCACCATCAGGAACAGAAAAGCCGGGTGGCAAATACAAATAAACTGCAGCATTTTCGGGTAAAGCTCTTTTAACAAACTCAAAAGAAACAAATGGATAACCCGAATCAAAGCTAGCTTTTTCTCTCAGAGTCTCTGGAAAAACGTAAATTTTAGACATACTATTTTTATCCTATAAATAAGAATACATTAACTACTATATCTTTATTTATATGGCTTATTCAGGTAGATACAAAATAAAAAAACCAGAAAAATATGTAGGTGATCCTTCGAAGGTAACATATAGATCTTTATGGGAAAGACAAGCATTTAAGTGGTGTGAGAATAATTCGAAGGTTGTTGCTTGGAACTCCGAAGAAGTTGTTGTGCCATACAAATATAAAGTCGATAAAAAGTATCATCGTTATTTTGTAGATCTACTTATTAAAATGGATAATGGTGATATCATACTTATAGAAATTAAGCCAAAGAAAGAAACATCTCCTCCTAAAAAACCTGCACGTCAGACTAAAAGATATATCAATGAGGTAACTACATATATCAAAAATACTGATAAATGGGATGCTGCACAGAAATATGCAGAAGATCGTGGTTGGAAGTTTGAAGTCTGGACTGAAGATACTCTTAAGAGTCTTGGAATAAAATTAGTCGGTGGTCCTATAAAGAAAAAGAAAAAGTAGTATACCTCTGTCCTCCGGGGTAACTATATTATTATAACACACTTTCACGTAAAAGTACACTATTTTTGGATATAAATAAAGGTATGGCAAGTTTATTTGATACACTACAGGCACAGGCATTTAGAGCTGGCATTAAAGCAAGAACTGATAAGTCTAAGCTTTGGTTTCGTAAAAAAGTTGCTGAGCTGGGTGATGTTAATCCACGCAAACTTTTAAAAGATAAAGCATTAGATCCTACTGAAAAAGAGCTAGCAGGTTCGATGTATATGTATTTTTATGATCCAAAACATAAAGCTACATTACCATACTATGATCGGTTCCCATTAGTCATAATGGTTGAGCCAGCACCAGGTGGTTTCTATGGATTAAATTTACATTACCTAGCACCAGGTGTAAGAGCAAGATTTTTAGATGAGTTGATGAAGACTGCACCAAATAAAATTGGTGAAAATTCTCGTCTTACAAAAATGCGGTATGATTTATTAAAAGGTGTAAAAAAATATAAAGAGTTTCAACCTTGTTTTAAACATTACTTAACAAGTCAAATACAAGGGAGAATGGTAAGAGTGCCAATGACCGAATGGGAAATTGCTATCTTCTTACCAACTGAACAATTTAAGAAAGTTAAATCAGAAACTGTTTGGAGATATTCTCGCAAACAATATACGGGTAAATAGACATGGCTACAATTGATGACTTTAAAGCAACGGTTGGTAAAAGATATGGATTAGCAAAAGCTAATCGATTCCTTGTTATATTTACACCTCCATCACAATCTTTAGTTAATTTAAGTCCATTAGATATTATTGGTAGACTTGCTAGTGGTACTGGGATTGATAAAAAAAGCTTTATAAGTGATCCAAGAGATATCGCGTTTTTAGTTGAATCTACTCAGTTACCTGGACGTAATATTAATACTCTTGATTATCAGGCAGAGAAAGAAACAATTAAAATGCCAAACGGTTTTATTGATGATGATGTGACGATGACATTCTTACTAACTGGTGACTATTATATGAAAGATATGATGGAAACCTGGATGTCATCTATTGTTGACACGGAAAAATATCAAGTTGGATATAAGAGAGATTATCAAGCCGATATTACGATACAACAATTAAATGATTTTGATAAGAATATATATGGTATAAGATTACAAAATGCTTATCCAATTAATATCAGTGCTATTGAATTAAATAACACTGGAGAAAATACTATACAAAGAGTAACGGTTACATTTGCTTATGATCGCTATATTCCGGAAAACTTTGTACAGTCTAAAATATCAAAGGCTCTTTCAGCTATACCAAATTTACCATTTGGGCTTAAGTTGCCAGATAAAATATCGAGTGGATTGAGAAAGGTCGAAAAACTTAGATCATTATTATAATATTATAGGAGAATATTATGGCTTTACCAGTATTGAATGCTGCGAAATATAAAACAATTGTACCGTCACTAAAAAAGGAAGTAGAATATAGACCTTATTTAGTAAAAGAAGAAAAGATTTTAATGGTTGCTTTAGAATCACAAGATCAAACACAGATTCTAACGGCCATTAAAGATGTTATTAGTAGTTGTGTATACGATGACTTAGATGTTAATAAACTGACAATGTTTGATTTAGAAGCATTGTTTTTAAAATTAAGATCTAAATCTGTTGGTGAAACAACTGAAGTTAAAGCGGCGTGTGAACATTGTGAAACTGAAAACAAAAGAGTAATAAAATTTGAAGATATTCAAATGCCCGTTATGGAAAAGAAAAATTCAACTATTAAGTTAACTGATGATGTTGGAGTAACTTTATCTTTTCCTAGGGTTGGAGATATTGAAAAACATGATTCTGATAAATTAGATTCCATCGATGGGATTATGGAGATTCTTATCGATTGCATAGATTCTATCTATGATGCAGATGATGTGTATTCAGCAAAAGATACAAAGCGTGAAGAATTAAGAGATTTTGTTGATTCGTTAAATAGTGATCAGTTTGCAAAATTAACGAATTACTTTGAAAATTTACCTGCATTAAAATATAACTTAAAGTTTAAGTGCGATAAATGCGGTGAAGATAATAATATTGAATTAAAAGGATTACAAAGTTTTTTTGGTTAAGCCTCTCTCACGATAGCTTATATAACCACTATAAGACAAATTTCGCGATGATGCAACACCATGGATACAGCTTGACAGAGCTAGATAATATGGTACCGTGGGAACGTGAAATTTATATTGCATTATTGCAAGAATATATTAAAGAAGAAAATGAAAGAATTAAACAAGAAAATTCAAGGAGAAGATAAGTGTCAGAAGAAGAAAAAGTATTTCATCCAGCAGATACAAATGGTGATGGTAAAGTAAGTGCAGCTGAAGAGCAGTTATATCTTGAGTTTAAACGTAAAGAGTTAGAAGATGCAGATGCTATGCGTGATGCTCAACGTAACATGACATGGTTTGCTCTAGGTGGATTGTTATTGTATCCATTCGCAGTTGTTCTTGCATCACTCGCTGGTTTAGATCAAGCACAAGAAACATTAGGTGATATGGCACCAACATACTTTGTAGCTGTTGCTGGTATTGTTGCTGCATTCTTTGGTACACAAGCAATGGGGAAGAAAAAATAAAATGGATCCAGTAAACGCATGGGAAAGCCTATCATACTTTGACGGTATTTTATTTACTGTCTGGTTAGGTATTTTATATTATGGTAAAAATTTAATCGACGATTGGTTCGGAAAATAATTACTAGGTAACGAGTTATGGCAGACGAAGAAGATAAAAAGAAAAAACCAAAAGCAAAGGCTAAACCTAAAAAGAAGCCTAAGAAGAAAGATTCGAAAGATCTGACTGATAAGCAAAAGGCTGCTGGTTTTGGTGGTAAAGGATTACAGGGTGTTGCACGTCTTGCTGTTCAAGTAAAAGAAATTAACCTAAAAGCCGAAGGTAAGAAAACCGATAAAGAACGACTCGATAAATTAGATGAATTAATTAAAGCTACTAAATTCGGAGATAAAGAAAGTAGACAAACATTAGAAAGCTTAAAGTCTGAATTTTTAGCTTCTCAAGAAAGATTACGCTTAGCTCGTGAAACTGGCGATGAAAAATTAATTGCTATTGAAGAAGAAAATCAAGAAAGAGTAGCAAGTGCATCTTCCGACGTAGAAAAAACTCGAGAAGCTGAAAAAGCAACAAAGAAACAATCTAAACTTCTAGAAGGAATCAAAAGTGGAATCGGTAGTCTTGCAAATAAGTTTAAAGATAATGCAGGATTTCTTGCTGGTTTAGCTGGTGTTGCATTAGCAGTTTTTAATCCTGAAGCTTTACAAAAACTAATCGATCGTACAGTTGGTGCAATTGTTGATGCATTCGATGTAGTAACAAAAATATTTCAAGGTGACTTCAAAGGAGCCTTAGATACATTTACTGCAAATATGGGTGATATATCATTACTTATTGGAGGCCTTGCATTACTTAATTATGGTAAATTAGTAGCAGCCGTTACTGCTATAAAAAATGGTTTCATTGCTATTCAAGGTGGAATGGCTGCAGCTGGTATTGGTCTAGGTCCAGCCGTATTAATCGGCGCCGCTATTGCAGTTACTATTGCGGGATTAGTAGAAACATTTAAAAAGGTAAAATCGACCTTCGAAGAAACAGGATCAATATTTGAAGCATTTAAAGCTGGTATTATAGAATTTCCATCTCAGCTTCTTGGCATACCTTTGAATTTAATTAAAGATGCTATATCATGGGTAATGAGTAAGTTTGGATTTGACACGACTGCAATGGATAGCTTTAGCTTTACTGATGAATTTAGAAAAATATATACATTTATGTTTGACGGTATATCAAACGCTATTAGTTATATCGGTGATTTATTCTCAAGTGCATTTGAAGAAGTACCTAAAATATTTTCTAAGATAAAAGATAAACTTACAGGCGTATTCGAAGCTGTTTCAAATAAATTGGCCGGATTAAAAACATTAATCAAAGCAGTGGCTGGTGGCGCATGGGCTGCTATTAAAGCTGCAGCTCCCGGTGGTGAATCACCCGGTGAAGCATATCAAAGAGTGTATAATGAAATAATGTCTTCTGGCAATTCATCAGACAAATCAGATTCGATAAGTATGGATTCTGGCACAAGTGGAGATACATTAAATAATGAATCAATTGAGAATAGAATGAATAATCGTAAAGATAATAGATCACAGCAGCCAGTTGTTGTTAACAATGTAGATAATTCTACTCAATCTAATTCTAATACAAGTGTAGTAAGTGGAAGATCTGGTCGTAAGAGAGGCTTTGGATCTAATAACGAATCTGCATATGCATAAAAAAAGGGGAACATTGCGTTCCCCCATAATACTAAGAACTAAATTCTACACCACGATACGTGTGTAAACTTTCCTTCCTTTCTTGCTTTGGCAATCTTTTGTAAAAAGCTCCTCTATAAGTTTTCTTTGATTCGCTGTTTACCTTTGTGTTTTTTACTTGTTGGCTTGCGCCACGATACATTAAAGTGTTCATATACTTCTCCTAGTCAGGATTGAAGTAGTCTTTTAACGCATGAACAAATGCGAGTCGCTGAAGTGGACTAACCTATTTTATATATACAAAAAAAGGAGCCCCGAAGGACTCCAAAATATTATTATTATTATTTTTTGTTATTATGATTCTTGAGCTAGCTTAGCGAAATAGCTAAGTGTATCATCTTCCTCGGCTTCAGCAGTATTACCTACCGGAGCAGATTCAGCAGCCATGACTGGTTCAGCAACTGATTGAGCTACTACAGGCTCAGCAGCTACTTCACCCGCATCAACACCTAGAACCTTATTGAACTTAGCTTTCAATTCTGCATAAGACTTATAGTTTTCAGGCTTAGTAAAATCAGTTAAAGAATGAACCTTCGAATATACTTCTTCTAGTTTATCTTCATCTGAATTAAATAGAGCAGACTGAGAACCAAACTCTGACTTGTCGTAGTTAACCCAACCTTCAACCTTACGAATCTTAATCTTAAAGTCAGCACCTTCCCAGAAATCATAAGGGTTGACTGGATCTTCATCTTGGAATTGAGGTTGCATTACATCCATAATCTTATCAAAGATTTTCTTACCAAACTTATAAAGGAATACTTTACCTTCATTCTCTGGGTTAGATGGATCTGAGATAACAAGGATATTTGAAACATAATGTAGACGACGCTTACGTTCACGAGCAAGTGCTTTATCTTCATCTCGACCGCTGTTCCACAAGAGAGTATTCGCTTCTGAAACTGGATCATCCTGACCAATAGAAGTTAAAGAGTTTTCGATATACCACATACCGGTTGGTCCTTGAAAACCATGATCCCAGTAACGAGCCCACGGTAGATCTTCACCTTCCTTGGGTGGAAGGAATCGAACTACTGCATAACCATTACCAGCTTTATCGCGTGAAGGTTTCCAAAAACGGTCATCACCGTATGATTTTGTTTCTGCTTTTTGAGATACAGCTTCTGCTGCTTGAACGAGTTTGTCAATGGACGAGCCACGACTAGATTTTAAATTACTTAAAGACATATTTTTTCTCCGATGTATTAATTGTATTGTCTGAATTATCCACTTTATACATAATATAATCTATATTATAACACACTATCACTAATTTGTAAAGGACTTTGTTACGACTTTTATCATTTTATCTCGGTCAATCGAGACGTATGGATCGTACTTATGAACTTTACGTGAGATATCAGGCCACATGATAGTCTCGGTTATTTGTTTATCTGCCTTATCCATAAACCTTGTGAGTTTATTTAGTATGACCACAGTTTCTAAACAAATTTCTTCTTGCATAAATGCTTTAATAACTACTGGATATTCGTTATCTTGACACTCTAGCAATTCATCAAATGAGTTGACCATTGATGATAATATATTTATATCATTTTTAAACTTATACGATAAAGATTCATGTACCTTTACCATATCATTATAGTTAGCTTCCCCATCAGGACCTAGCATATCACCGACATACTTAACATCCTTTATAAAGTTAGACACATAATACTTAACAAGATCTTTACCGTATGTCTTACCCAGTTTAGCAAAGAAATACTTGTCTCTACGTTTAAAGAAAGATTGAGGATTCACTCGAGTCTTATAACGGTACTTTACAGCATCATACCCATCTGTTTCAAAATGTAGCTTTAATGCATTATAAAGTTTATAAGACTCGAATGGATCCATTTTACTTAAGGCAAGACTCATATAGTGCTTCTAGGTCTTCCATTTCTGCAGTGGCTTGAGCAAGAGTTTGTTTATGATACACTCGAGCCAGCTTATTTAGATACTTCTTATCAATATCAACTTTATCATTTAGCTCTTCAATTGCTTCTTTGATAAAAGCTTTTTCACCTTCGATACGAACCATTGAATTAGAAATTTCAGTCATTGCATCTTTAATGGTCTTACGATCTGCGGGTGATGATGGAATAATAATACTCATTGTTGTTTCCTTTGTTGTTTAATTAAATAGTTTTGTTACATACTCTGTTTCTAAGATCACTTGAACTAAACCGATGATCTCGTTTATTAAAGTACAAATCAATATCACGCTTACGACATATATCCTTACCGGTAAAATCTTTATCACGATACTCTTCACCTAATACACGAACATTAATAGCATACATTGATAATATATCTTCAAGGTCTTGCTCTGTTCCGTATGGAATAATCTCGTCTACATAACCGACTGCTTTAAGTTGTGTGTAGCGTTCAATAATGGTTTGTACAGGTTGATTCTTTTCTTTTCTATCAAGACTAGGATCTACTTGTAATCCTACCAATAAGTAATCACATTGGTTCTTTGCTTCACGTAACATTTGTACATGACCAGCATGCAATAAATCAAATGTACTACAAGTAAATCCTACTTTCATAATGGTAATTTATTTCCTGTTTCAGTTTTAATTAATCTTAATTCAGCAGCTTCTACTTCAAGCTTTTGTTTGATGGAGTCTGATAGTAACCTCTTTACATTTGCATAGTCCATCATTCTTTCTTCAGCTAAGTCTGTAATAGCATCAATATAACTTAGCCGTTTAGTTATTACAATTGATTCAACTGCAGCAGAGAATCGCTTCTTTGTCATGATTTTATAATCTTCTAATTCACTCAATTCATAACCCTCAGTAATATACAATCCTTGTTGATTCGACCAGCTGGTACACTGACCTTCGTGGTAAGACCCTTAAACACATTATCAATCTGCTTCTGTGTCTTCTTAAGAATCTGCGGTAGTATATCATCAGGCTTTCGAAGGCCACATGATCTACTTAATGTAGTATCAAAGTTTTTAAGAGTTGAACCTGATACTGTAAACCCTGTAGAGTTATCTGTAACGAACTCTGTAAGCTTCTTT